GAGGGGAGTAATTTGCATGAAAGGGCTAATAAGGTTGATAAAATATCATATACAAAAAATTCAGCATTAAATGATATTTTAAATGAAACAGCAAATTCAAAAGTAAAGACAATGGATAATAAAATGTTTACAAGTCAAGATGCTGTAACTGGAATTAGAAGTAAATTTGCAGAGGCTATGAATCCTGATAGTGATTTTGGTAATGCACCATCTGCACAAGAAATGATACCTGAAGATCAAAAACATATAAACATACCTGACTATATACAAAATGCTTTGACAAAAGATTATTCTGGATTAGTAAAGGCAATGGATAAAAAGAAATAGAAGATAAATTTTGTCATTTCAAGAAGAACATATTAATCCCTTAGATTTAGATAGTGATATAGCTGTTGGATTAGCCCTTCCATTAGCTAATCCTAGTGGAGGAGGGTTTGCTCTTAATTACACAACTATGGACCAAGCAAAAACAAATCTAAGAAATTTGTTAAAAACAAATAAGGGTGAAAGATATATGCAACCAGAATTTGGAGCTGATTTAATAAGTGTATTATTTGAACCTAATACTGATGAAATAATAGAAAAATTAAAAAATAAGGTAACACAGGCTGTTGAAAATTGGTTGCCTTATATATCCATAAAGACATTTGTTGTAACAGGAAGTGAACATAATATCAAGCTTGATATAAACTTTATAATAAATAATAATGAATTTAATAGTGAAAGTATAACATTGACACTACCTATACCAGCAGGTACAATATAAATCTATAGGAAAATAAATGGCAACATATAGTGTAAAGAATAGTACAGGAAAGGTAACAAAGGAAGTAAGATATCTTAATAGAGATTTTTCTCAATTTAGACAAAGTTTAATTGACTTTTCTAAGATTTACTTTCCTAATACATATAATGACTTCAATGAATCAGATCCTGGAATGATGTTTATGGAAATGGCTTCATATGTTGGAGACGTTTTATCATATTATTTAGATAGCCAAATTAAAGAGTTAATATTATCTACTGCAGCTGAAAGGGAAAATATAATACAATTAGCACAAACATTAGGGTATCAACCAAAGGCAAGTGTTGCTTCAATTGTTAATTTGGATATGTTTCAACTTATGCCGGCAACTGGCACAGGCATAAATACAAAACCTGACTATTCATATGCACTATCAGTGAAAGAAGGAATGCAAGCCTCTTCAGAGACAACCAATCAATCTTTCATAACATTACTTCCAGTAGACTTTAAAGTTTCCAGTTCATTAAATCCAACAAATGTTACTGTATATTCAGTAGATGGAAATGGTGCACCCATATATTATCTTTTAAAAAAGTCTGTATTAGCACAATCAGGAGAAATAAAAACAACTACATTTCAATTTGGAGCTCCAGAAAAATATTCTAAAGTTCTACTACCTGATAAAAATGTTATATCAATAGAAGCAATAGTTGATTCAGATAATAATACATGGCATGAAGTTGACTATTTAGCTCAAGATACAATATTTAAAAAGGTAAAAAATGTAGCATCAAATGATCCTAATCTTTATTTATACAATAAAACAATACCTTATCTATTAAAACTTTTAAAGGTACCAAGAAGATTTATAAAAAGGCTACGAAGTGACAATCAATATGAAATAAGATTTGGTGCCGGCATAAGTAATAATCCAGATGAAGAATTTACACCAAACCCTGATAATGTAGGCCTACCATTAGTTACAGGAACAAGTAAACTTACTCAAGCTTGGGATCCATCTAATTTTTTATATACTCGAGCATATGGTCAGGTCCCACAAAATACAACATTGACAGTAAAATATACAGTAGGAGGGGGAATAAAGTCTAATGTACAAGCAGGAACAATTGTTCTTCCACAAAATGTTGTATTTGATATGGATGAAACAGGATTAGATCTAGGAATATTAGGTACAATAAAAAATAGTTTGGCAACTAATAATGCTGCTTCTGCAACAGGAGGTGCTGATGCAGAAACTGATGAAGCTATTAGAAATACTGCATTAGCATATTTTGGAGCTCAAGATAGAACAGTAACAAAGGAAGACTATGTAATTAGATGTTATTCAATGCCAGCTGAATATGGAACAATTGCAAAGGCTTATGTTATACAAGATGAGCAATTAAACTTTTTTGATCAAACAAGAAGACATATAAATCCAATGGCTATGAATTTATATATTCTTAGTCAAGATGCTGATGGTAATCTAGTTGCAGCTAATAATGCCCTTAAGGAAAATTTAAAATTATATCTTGATGAAAATAGAATTTTAACTGATTCAATAAACATTAAGGACGCATTTATAATTAACTATAAATTAAAATTTGAAATTTCTGTATTAAAGGGTTATATAGCGAAAGAGGTTCTTTTAAGATGCATAGATTCACTAAAAGAATTTTCAGACAATAATAATTTCCAAATAGGTCAACCAATTGTAAGGGCAGATTTTGTAAAAGTATTAGCTAATACAGCAGGAGTACAAAGTGTAATTGATATTGAATTTACAAACTTGTGGAAATCAGTAGATGGATATAGTGGCAATATATACAGCTTAGATGCAGCAACTTTTAATGATGTAATTTATCCTTCATTGGATCCGTCCATCTTTGAGATAAAAAATCCAGATGTAAACATTCAAGGTATCGTTTCAAATTATTAAGGAAAAGAAAAATGATCTATTCAATATATCCATCTAAGGATTCCACAATATATGAAAATAATATATCAATGAATACTGGTATTGATTCAATACTAGAAATTGAGAATGGCTTAAGCGGCTCTGAATCAGGATATAAATATAATACTAGAATATTAATAAAATTTGATCTTACTCAAATCTCACAATCAATAGTAAGTGGTGCAATATCAGCTAGTGGAGGAGTAGGAAATTTCTATCTAAATCTTTTTGTAACAGAGGCAGAAGAAATCCCCCTTGATTATACTATATATGCTTACCCAATTTCACAAAGTTGGGATATGGGAATAGGTAAATCAGATGATGTTCCCATAACAACTGATGGAGTAAGCTGGAGATATAGAGATGGCTTTGGAAAAACTCAGTGGACAACTAGTTCATTTGCTGCGGACTCAACAGGTTCTTATAATATAAACGCAGGAGGAGCAACTTGGTACACAGCATCTGTAGCTAGTCAATCATTTAGCTATCAAAATGCTGATGTTAAGATGAATGTTACAAATATAGTTAAACAATGGCTTAGTGGAAGTATCCCAAATGAAGGATTCATTATTAAAAGATCAGATTCCGATGAGTCAGGTAGTACACCCAATGGAGGAAATATAAGATTCTTTTCTAGAGACACTCATACTGTATATCCTCCAAAATTAGAAACAATGTGGGATGATAATATATATGTAACATCAGGCCTAACAGAATTAACTGCTGAAGATTTTATGATATATACAAAAGATTTAAATGGATATTATCCTTCTGGGTCTAGAGCAAAAATAAGAATTGTAGGAAGAGAAACATATCCTACAAAAACATACTCAACGTCTTCTGAAATGTTAACAGTAAAATATCTACCAACAAGTTCATATTATTGTGTAAAGGATGATAGAACTCAACAGATAATTGTTCCATTTGATGAAAATTATACTAAGATAAGCTGTGACTCTACTGGTAACTACATAGATCTTTGGATGAATAGCTTTCAACCTGATAGATATTATAGACTTTTATTTAAAGTAATCCCTTCACAGGGCCCAGGTAATGATAATGCAATAGAAAAAATATTTGATCAAGGTTATACATTTAAAGTTACAAGGTAAATAATATGGCAACAAATCATGGCCCAGTAACAGAGGCAAATTTATACACAACAGGTGATAAACTATTAAAACCTGGTGGTTCACCCTATTATGGGTGGTATCACATACATCAGGACGGCACATACATGACGGGGAAAGATCATGTGCCTGGCAACCCAATGTATAAATTAACTCTCAAATATAATCCACTTGCAGGTATTGGAGCTTCTATGCTTGCTGGTATAATGGGAAAAGATAAGTTACCTATCCCACTTACTCCGGATGGTAAAAAATTAATATTGGAAGAAGAACAACTTAAAAAAGATGCTTATAAACCTCTTCTTTCTCAAACTTTAATAAAAAAATATCCTAATAAAAAATATACTGCAGTAATTGATACTACAATTCATGAATTAATTAATATTTCAGCTGTAGCACCTATTAAGATGGAAAGACAGCCTGACACTTCTTGGTTAGGAGATAGACTCTCTTGTGTTATTGGCTACGAAATTAATTTAACTTGTGAAGCAATAAGTAATAAAGGTTTAACTCTAACTTATCAATGGACAAAAGATGGTGAAGTCACAACTAATGTAGGTGTTGACCTTCAAACAATAACAATAACAGCAGAT